GCACTCCGCAGCGATCAGAATCCACTCGCCATTAGCGTACGCAATTGCACACGCCTTACTGCCGCTGCCGGTCAAGCTGGCAAAGTAGTTCGTCGCAGAATACGTCACAGAGCCAGCGGCGTCAGTAACAGTCGCCGTCGACCCTTTTGGCCAGGGGGCGGTGAATGTGCCACGAACGACCGGACGCGCACCACCCATCCGCACGAGCCCCCACTTCCCGGCCCCGGTGCCAGATTCCTTCCACAGTATGAATGCTTCGCCGCTCGACGCCGTCTCAAGCTCGACGACGCTGGCCTTGCACTTGGCGTACTGGTGGCTTTCGCTCTTGACGTCGAGCTTGACCTGCACGACGCCGGCGACGGCTACTTTCCCGAGGCTGCCTGACTTGATCGGCTCTACAGCGACGCAGAATGCCGTCGTGCCAGTTGTTGGTGTGGAGCCCTGTAGCACGGGCATTTCGTGGAACTGCCCGGCAGGACCGCTAGGCGTCGATTCCATGCCAGAGATCGCCAGCACGCCCCAGCGGTCGACGTCGGCTGATGCCTTGCAATACACTGCCGTGTAAGGCGCTGCGGGGCCACGGATGCCGTCGGCCTCAAATCCCGGCTGCGCGCCGAGGACCAGGTCGGCGGCGTCCTGCGCCCGGTTCCACGCACGGGCCGAAATAGCCGAGCGGAGCGATTGCCCCTTTTCGATCCGGCCGTCGGAGCGAGCCATCAGGCCACCCCGATTCCGAGGCCGGAGAAGCTTGCTTCCCGGTAGACCTTGTTGACGTACACGTACTTCGGGCGCTTGAGAAGCGTCTTTGACGCGCTGTCAGACTCGGCCTCATAACGCACCCACATGTACTCATGACCCCTTTTTTCGATGCCTGAAATGCCGCCGACGATGATTGCGGGCAGCGTCTGCCCCGATCCTGCATTCGGACTGGCAACGAACTTGTATGAGAGCTTCCACGGCCCGTGGCCGCGCTGGTCGTCCCACTCCTGAGAGCCGGTGCAGCCGACGAACAGCACCTCACCAGTGGCGAACGTGCGGAATGACGCATTGTTGACGGTGCCAGTCAAGCGAGCGACTTCCTTGATGTACCCGGCGGTGACGTAGCTCGCCGGCACCTCGTACTCCTCGGTCCACTGCAGCGCCGGTGCGACGATGTCCACGCCAGAGACGCTGTCACCGTCCACGCCGATGGCTTTGTACTGGTTTGGGGGATTTGTTCCGTAAGCTATCTCGTCCTCGGCCTGCGTCTTGTGTTGCGTGCCGCCGGTCGTGTCAAAGTGCCGCGCCCGCTTCAGCGGATCGCGCTGCTCGTCGTTCTCGATGCCAGTCTTCTTGTAATTGGCCGTGACCTGCCACGCCTCGTCGCCCAAGTAGCTGACGGTATAGCTCTCGACCCACAGCTGCGCGCCCGGCTGATTCGGATACTGCCAGCCGTAGAGCTGTGACAGTTGCGTGTTGATCGCCAGGTGCAGTTCGCTGTCGTCGCTCGTGCCAAATGCCTTCCATGACTTCGTATAGGTCGAGTCGCCGCGCAGCCCCTTGCGGACGATCGTGGCGGAACGTGACTCGTTGTCTTCGACGAATGTGACGGGCATCAGGCTAAAACCTCGTCTTTGATGTCTTCCTCAAGCTCCTTGCGGATCGCCTTGAGTTCCTTTAGCTGCTCTTGAAACACTGTGCCGCCAAAGCCCATGCCAGACGCAGCCTGCGCAGAGAACGTGCCGACGGTCTCTGCTTGGCGAGAGATCTGGTCCTGCAAAGCCATACGCTCCTCGGCGAGCCTCTGGGCGCGTTCTTCTGGGCTCTCGACTTGTGGCTTCTTTGTGGCGGCTGGCGACTCTTCGCCTACTGCTGTCGGCGTCAGCTTTTCAGCCGCCTGATTGGCGGCGTCCATGTATCGCTTCTCCTGCTCTGGAGACACGCCGCCCATGGATTTGAGCGTGAAGAACTCGTCGGCGATTGAGCGAAGGTCGTCCAGTGTCTTGGCTGCCTCGACACCACCGATGACGTCGTTTGTCTGCGACATCAGGACGTTTCTCGTCCGTTGCGTGCCCAACTCGGACTGAAACCGCTGGCTAGCGTCCTTCAGCCCAGTATTTCGCTCTTGCGTGTTCTCACGCACCTTCCGCAATCGCTCTTCCGCACGCTGGCCCGGTGTCTGCGCATTCTCGCTTGAGCCAAACAGAGAGAACTCAAACTTGTCGAACGCCGCAAAACGCAAAAATGGGATGTTGCTGATCCAGTAGTCAAAGGCGTTAACGAGATTAGCGCCCCACTCGTCGACCATGTTCATGAAATTGGCAGAGAACGTGCGGAAGGCGGCTTCCATGCCTCGCAATGCGACAGACATTGCGCCTTCGAGGTTGCCTGCCATGATGGATTCGTAGATTGACGCAAACGCTTCGCGGCCAATGACGCCGATTTGCGACAGCACGCCAATGGCATTTCGCCCGGTTGCGGCAAGACCTGCGATGCCATCAGAGACAAGCTCTACGCCGCCGAGGTAGCGAAACAGGTCCGCAACCGCCAGCCCAAGCAGACCAATTTGCACGAGTATCAAGCTGTTGGCGAGCAACCATGCCGCACCAGACGCCACGGCTGCCGCGACGCTGGCCGCGCCGTAGGACACGATACCGACTATGGCAGACGCTGTAGCTGCAAGGATTCCGGCAAGTGTCGTCACGACACCCATGAACGCAGCAGCGACACCCGCAGCGACAGATAGCAAAGTGCCGAAAACAGCACTGGCTGCCGCCACCCCCTTGCCGACGACAAACAGTGCGGCGCCCATCGCAGAGAACTGGAGCACTCCAGCCGCCACCGACAGCACTACATCGCCATTAGCCTTGACGAACGCCGTTGCAGCAGTTGATGCGCGCTCCATGAAGTTCACGGCGTTCATCAATGATGGCGCCAGTGCGTCGCCGATCGCCAGGGCGGTGCCCTCTACGGCTGACAGCATGATACGCAATGCACCACCTAGTCCGGCATCCATAGCCTTGGCAGTGTTGTTGGCAGTGCCGGCCGCTGTGTCTAAGCCAGCGCGAAGATTCCGCACGCCTCCGGCGGTCTGCGACAGCACGTTGGCAGACGTGATGCCAAGCAGCCCGAACGCCTGAGCCATCTTGGCCGTTCGCTCAGCAACCGGCATGGATGTGGTTGCAGTGTTGATTTCGTCGAGAATCTGCACGAGCGGCTTCAGGTTGCCGGCGGCGTCCATGTTGTCGATGCCAAACAGCTTGTTGAGCTTTTCGCCTGTGCCTGCCGAAATCACGCTCAACCGCCGCAACGCCGTGCCGGCTTCGCTTCCTTGAATGCCGACATTGCCAAGAACGCCGAGAATCGCCGCCGTGTCCTCGAGCGACATGCCGAGACTCTTGGCGACTGGACCGGCGTACTTGAGCGATTCGCCGAGACTGTCAACGGTGTTGAAGGTGTTGTTGGCGGTGTACGTGAGGACGTCCGCAGCTCTGGCGGCCTCCTCGGCGCCCAGCCCGAACTGACGCAATGTGGCCGCCATGATGCCGGCAGATCGCGTCGCGTCAGTGCCCGTGGCCCGTGCCAGGTCGAGCACCGCCCCGGTCATGGCGTTGATCTCGTCCGGCTTGAAGCCAGCACGCCCGAGTTCCGTCATCAGGTTGGCGACCTCAACCGCCGTAAAGCTGGTTGTGGCGCCGAGCTCGCGTGCCTTGTCGTTCAGCATGGCGAACGCTGCGGCACCCTGCGGCCCGAGCGAGCCTGTTACGGCGGCCGTCGCTCGGATGGCGTCGTCAAACTTGGCGAACTGCCGCACCGCCAAGCCGACGGGCGCCCCGATGAGGGCACCCATTCCCATCATCTGAGTGCCGAACTTCGACATCGACGCGCCGATCTTGCCAACCTGCTTGTTGATGCGGTTGACTTCGGCAAAGAATTTCGCGGAGTCTGCGCCGATCTCGACGAAGACCTTGCCCATTCGGATGCCGCCGGCAGATGCCATTTGTCAGCCTCCGAATAATCTCTTTAGGTCTTCCGGCGTCGCCTGCCTGGCCTTGGGCCGTGGTTTCTTCGCGTAAGGGTGAAACTTGTAGGCGTCGACCGTCGGCTTCTCTTTGGGTTTGTTTGCGTTATAGAACTGGGCCATCAAGTTGCTGGTGTGCCACCAGTCCGCCTCTAAGCGGCCATCGCGGGCTGCGGCGAGTTGTCGGAAGGTCCACTCTCCTGGGTAGACGCCGATGATGCCTGCGGCTGCCCAGATGGCATTCCAGACTGAGCAAGCAGGTCGCTCGTCGTCGCCGCTGCCATCGCTTCCTCGGCCCGTTGCAGCAGTTCCGTCGTTGCCTCGTCCATCTTGGCTGCGAGCAGGCCGACCATTCGTCGCAGCCGGAGCGGGAAAAAATCGACTAGCTCCTGCTCAAGTACCTTCGCCGCAGCGTCGAGTGCATCGCCACGCAGGCCGTCAAGGAAATCCTCCTTGGTCAGCTTCTTGTCGGCGACTTGCCGCTGCAGGATGGCGTAGAGCGTCTCTGCAATCGTGGTGTATTGCCCACGCAGCACCTGCATCGTCTGCGAGATGCTGGCAACGTCGACCAGGTCAAACGGCTTTTTCTCGCCGTCGACTTCCACCGTGACTGCATCCTTCACCCTCATGGCTGCTGCGACAGTCAACGCCACCTGCCACGGCCTACCCTGATCGTCTCGGAACTCTCTCACCTGTAGCTCCCCGTTTTCTTGAACGTGATCGTGTACGAACACACGTCATCGAGCGGCTGGTTGTTCGTCACGTTTGTCACCACGCCCGTGAACGCGAAACCGGTGCCGCTTACTTCCACCTCATCACCTGCCTCGCACGCTGTCACCGCCGCATCCACGAAATCGCCGTCAATCGTCTCGACCTGCACCTCGACGCTGTAGCCCGTGGTGTACGAATGGATCTCGCGTGAGCCGTATGGCCGCACCTCGATTTCTTGCGTCGTCTCGGTGGCCGTCACGTTACGGACGCCGGCCGAGTGATCCCCGGCCGTGAGAGTGCAATTGCGTCCCAGCGTGATGGTGGCCATGCACTACGACACTTCCTTGAGCGTCACCTGATACGTGACGGCACCGTCGAGCGTGATGTTTTCCGTGACCGACATGACCTGCCATCCAGACGTCTCAACCGTGCCGAGTTCCGTCATGAGGTTGGCGGGATCGTGACACTCGATCTCCCACATATTCGTGGTGAACCCGGCCGCGGTCGCGCGGTACTGGCCCGTGGTGCGGTCGGAAATGTCAATCGTGTCGCACTCGGAGGTATAGACGGCCGAGATGATGTTGCCTCCGACCGGAGGCGCGGTGGCCGCGTTGCGGCCGAGCGTAATCGCCATGTGTCGTGTTGCTCCTGGTTAGGCTGGGCCGGTGACGCGGCGGGCAGAAACGGAGAAAGTGATGATGTCGTCGAGCGGCTGGTCTTGGGCGACGCTCGTGACGACGTACGTCACATCGCCGGTCTCGGTGCCGCCGAGAGTGAACGTGCCGCCGGCAGACACGCCGGGGGAATCGATGCACTCGACCTCGACGGTCTGCTCAATCAAGCCTCGGCGAAACTTCCGAGCCGTGTCGCCGAACTTGGTGACGTCGATTTCCGACGCACTGGACGAGACGGTGACGCTGCGGGCATTTGCGACACCAGAGATGGTGACGTCTTTGCCGAGCACGATGGTAAAAGGCATGTCTGGCGATCCTCCGGGGGGGATGTCGCCAAACTACGACTGCCAACAGCGTTCCTTGAGGGGGTGTGGCGTCAGCGTCCGAGACTTCCACCGCTGCTGCGGATGGTGTCCTGAAACTGTCTCGGAATGCGGTGGATCATGGCTTGCAGCCCGATCTCCATGTAGCCGCGCCCGTTGACGCTGCGGGTGCCGATGTACGTGCTGTTTGTCCCGTACGGCACGTTGGACAGCATGCCCACGTACGCACCGTTTTTCCCCTGCAGACTTCGTGGCAGCTTGCGGCGTCTGAACGTCTTCGACGGGTACTGGCCGTGGTTGACGTACACATGTACCGTGCCGCCGAACTCATGCAACTGGTTGATCCACGGCTCTTTTGACGGGCCGATGACCACTGACTTGGTGGTGTTGTCGTAATCCGTTTGTATGTCGTTTCGCAGGAACGCCATCGGCGCCCATGACGAAACTTTGTCTTCCCTGGCGACGCGGTAGATAGCCCCAACCAGCGGAATGCCGTCCTTCGTGCCGTACTGCCGAAAGACCGGATTCTTTCGCGGCCGGCGACCGCTGGGAGTCGAGCTGCCAACCATCTGCCGCTGCACCGACCTGCGGCAGTCCATGCCGGCGTTTTGCAGTGCCTTGGCGGCTGCTTCGCCGACGAGCCGCTTGAGCCCCGGCTTGTCCCAGTTGAACTTGGTCTTGCCCTTGAAGCGTGCCACTACGCCTCCGGCAGTTCGTCCGCCTGAAACACCCGGTAGCTCGCCGTGATGACAGCCCGCCACACGTTACGCTCATTCAGGGCGTCGTCAGGGTTGATTGCAATCGACACCGTCTGCGGGCTTGTGACGTCTTCTGGAAACTGCACCTGCTCGCCCCATGAGTGCGCCCGGACATACAGCAGGATCTCGTCGGCGAGATCCAGCATGTCGTCGGCGTCTGCCTCAGTCTCCACACGCCGGCCGATGTAGACGAGTACCTGGTAGTCGACCTGCGTCACGCCCCGGCTGATGCGTTGTGTGTCGGCCTGGCCGGGCGTCACAAACACCACCGGATCGGCCATGTCAGCCGCATCGACCCGAGCCCAGTTGCGACGCTCCACCGTAGGCTGCGTGGCCACAGAGGCGAACGTGGCGGCGTCCAGGCCATCGGCTACGCCTTGGGCGATCTCACGCAGATACGAAGCCATCGGTATGTCGCTCCATGGCGGCGACGTTTTGCCGTATGCGAACGTCCGCCGGCAGCATTGTCGCCGCCTGCCGTGCCAACGTGAGGGCTTCGGGACGTTTGCCTAGCTCCCACGCAGAGACGCTGGCGAGGTCATACGCCCGGCCTTTGGCATCAGGGTCTGTGGCATGGGTGCCGGGGTCGCCTGCCTCTATAGCTCGCGTGGCGAACTCGTAGCACTCCTGCCACCGCTGCTGGCGGTAGCGGGCCAGCGACAACGCCTCCCAAGCGTCAGGCTCTCCGGGGCATTCCTCGGTCGCCTGGTGCAGCTGCCGCTCGTCCTGCGTCACAAGATAGAGATACCGGCGGGCGTAGGCACGCTCCGTCGCCTGCCCGCCTGGCATCTTGAGATACGCCAAGAACTCCGCAGCGGCTTCGGGCAGCCCGGCGTAGCTCATCTCACGTGCCAGATACCACTGGGCACGAGCGTCTCCTGGTGCCTCTCGAACCGCCACCCGCAATAGCGTCAGGTCGGATTTGTGGACCTTGCCGGGCTCGCGGTGGTGGTGGACCTCAAGCCCCTCGGCGATTGCCTGCACTTTGTCTCCCGTCCAGCACATCAGCCCCTCGTGCGTTGCCTGCGCCCACCGAAAGCCATGCCTGGCATGCACCCGGTCGCAGTAGAAGACCAGACCCGGAGACCCGTCTGGCTTGAGCGACCAGGCGTAGCGGTAGCGGAGGTTGTTCACATCGCCCGTCCACGCTCTTTCGACAGCCTCCCGCCAGCCGGGCAGGATTCGCTCGTCCAGATCCAGCCGGATGGCGATGTCGATGTCGGGCGGCAGGTGGTTGAGGCTCAGGTTGTGGGCGTCGTCCCAACGCCACGGGCAGACGTACCCGTTGCACACCGTCACACCCTGTTGCACGAGGATACCCTGCGTGCCGTCGGTCGAGCCCGTGTCGGTCACTACCCGCACATCGGCATCCGCACATGATTCCGCCCACGCGGCGGCGTGCTTTGCCTCGTTTTGTGCCAGAGCGTAAATGCCGACTTTAGGCATAGCTCATATGCCCCTCGTGCTTGACGTTGCCGACTTCGTAGTAGACAAGCGGCTCGTCTAGGCGTAGCAGTCGCGTTGTAGTGGCAGCACGCCGGTAGAAATCCCAGTCACTCGCCGCCAGCCGTCGCATAGCCATGCCAAGATCGTCTGGCACCCAGTGCTGCCACCCGCCGAGCGCGTCTGTCAGCTTTCTGGAGAAAAGCAGGGCTGACACTGCCATCGGGTTGAAGTGCGGCACGCACCCAGTCACGTCTGTCACGCCTTCTGACGCTTGCACTCCGTGCGGCCCGTAGTAGTCGTGGTGTATGCCGTGAACGCAACCGTCTTCGGTTCTGTTGATGATGCTGGCATTAAAAAGCAGGCATTCTGGATGCCGCTGCATTGCCTGCACTTGCCGCTCGATGCGGTGTGGCATCCACTCGTCGTCATCGTGGCACATCGCGAACCAGTCGCCACGCGCGAGGCAAAATCCGACGTTTGTGGTGTCTCGACACGCGATGGAAATTTCCCGCCCGGCGTCGTCGCGCAGTGGTTCCTGCGTGTGCGTGCCACGTGACAGCCGCACAACGGTGATTGGCACCGCAGTATCCGCGTAGCGGTCATGCAGCGAGTGATACTCTGGTTCCGGCGAGCCATTATCGACAACCACCACCTCGTCTACAGGATGCGTCTGTGCAAGGATCGAGTCGATTGCCCTGCAGCACTTCCAGAAGCGTCGATAGGTGGTGACAATCGCCGAAATTCTCACGACAGGTATCCCGTGAAGAGCGTGGCGTTGTGGTCAGCTTGATACACGTGGAACTTCTCTGGGTGGTCACGATAAATCGCAGACCACGTGTTGACTTCCCACGTTGTTCTGCCGCTTTGCTCTAGCTGCAGCGTGGCGTAGCACATGGCAGTCTCGTGGAACCAGTCCGCCAGTCGTGGCGGCATGACGACCACGCCCCCAGCCACGTACCACGCTGGCGACAAAAAGTTGATCGTAGGGCGACCGTCAAGCGGCCAGATCCCCGGAAGCGTGATTCTGTCAGGAGGTGACTGCTCGACCTTCGCCAGCAGCTGCTGCACGTGCCGCTCTTTGACGTCGGTGAGGTGAAAAATCCCGAAATCAATCCACACCACGTGACTGCCGGCGATGCGCGCGGCATCCGCCAGCCATAGGCTTTTTTGGTGCTGGACGACGCAGTAATTGACCGTGTCTTTGTCTGACCGCCCCGGCGGCTGGCTGGCTGTACGTGACGCCTGATAGAGCCAGCACAAATCCAATCGGGCTGGCCGGATTTCTGTTTGCGTGGGCGGATCGAACGGTGCCGGGTCGCCGTCGTAAAACGCAACAGTCGGCAGGCACAGGTCAAGGAGCCTGCGGCCGAGGCCGACATACCGAGAGTGTGCCCTATGCCCGCTGTCTAGCCGCACGTAGCCGGTGACAAGAGTCGCCATACGTCATCCGCATCCACGCGAGCCATCCACGCCTCGGCGTCCCTCACGCCGAACGTCGCGTAGAGATCGTCGCCTAGCTGCGCGAGCCCGGCGGCAAACTCGATCGCCTGCGTTTCCCGAAACGCGAAAGGCGGCGACACCCGTGCGATTGTCATGTGCGTGTCAAACCAGACGAACCGGTGCTCGTACGCCCGCCTGTCACCGAGCCACGCCACCTCGTGGACCAGGCAGAGCCAGCCGTCGTGGAACGGCACGAGCTGCGAGCCGCCGCGGAATGCCCTAGCAATCGGCGGCGATGTTGACCGCTGGCACAGTTGCCACCCGCCGTCGAGTTCCGGGTCTGGCTCTACCGTCACGACGTGCCCGTCGTGGCTGCACGAATAGGCCCAGCCCCGTTGCCACGGCATCCAGTTCTTTTCGTGGTCCTGCGGGCTGACGCCGGTCATGACCTTCATGTTCGACAACGTGGCCGACTCGACGTCCAGATCCGCAGTGGCAATACGGCAACGCCCGTCGAGCCCGGCGATGTTTCGCACGGTCGCAGACACGCCTATACCAGTTTGGGTATGCCGTAGGCGGCAGTCTTCAAACCCGTCGACCGGATAGCCGCTCTTGCGGTAGGCGACGTCGGCAATGGTGCGGGCGTTGCTGACGCCCATGGCAGCGTCAACGTCGCACAGGATGTTTGCCGTGCGGATGACGCCAGCGTCTGCGTCGGGCATCACGTACTGGCCATTGACGATTCGATAGTTACTGCTGCGCACGACAGCGAGTAGACGGCCCTCGTGGGCCATGATGGACGGGTTGAAGAGCGACCAGCCTTCGTACGCTGGCTCAATGTCGAACCGCTGAAACGACACATCAACGAGGCCGGCGAGCGGCTCCGTGTACCACGTGCGGTTTGCGCGAATGGTTTCCTCCACGGTTTCGACTGGAGGCAGCGACAGCGCACGCTCGCACGCACGGCGGCCGGCATCAAGCTCGCCACAGTAGTAGGCGTGCTGGATGATCGCTGACAGGTGGTCGATCATGAGAGTGCGAGGATCAGGCCGATGGCAGACGCAGCGGGGCCTGTCGGGCCGGTCGGGCCGCCTGATGGACCAGTCGGGCCGGTCGCCCCATTACTTCCAACAAAGCCATCAGCGCCAGCAGGGCCTGTCGATCCCGTGGGGCCAGTTGGGCCGCCTTCTGGCCCAGTGCTGCCAACAGGACCAAGCGGACCTGTAGCGCCCGTCGGGCCTGTCACAGTCGATGCCGCACCGGTCGGGCCAGTAATAGACGCTCCGGTAGAGCCCGTATTGCCCGTTGGGCCAGTGACATTTGACGCAGCCCCAGTAGCCCCCGTAGGGCCTGTCACGCTTGGGCCGGTGAACCCGGTAGGGCCTGTGATCGTAGACGCAGCGCCGGTCGGGCCAGTCACGCTTGGGCCAGTGCTTCCGGTCGGGCCGGTCACGGTAGAGGCAGCGCCGGTCGGGCCTGTGCTGCCGGTTGCTCCCGTATTTCCAGTCGGAGCAAGGGCAAAATTAATCGGTTCCTGCCACCCGCTGACGGCATCCTTCGGGCCATAGAGCAGGCCAGCACCGGTCGGTCCTTTGACGATAAAAAGATCGCCGACCTGGCCGACGCCGCCGGTTGGCGCAGTGGGACCGGCGAAGATCGGCGACGCGCCGGATGGCAGGCTAAAGAACGGCATCGCGCTACCTCGTCATCTCTGCGACCTGCTCGATCACCTGCACCGCCTCCGGGCTGGTCAGCCAACGCAACGCCTGCATCAGCGCAACGCAGCAGGCCAGCCATGCGGCGAAGGAGACGGCGGCGGTTGTCAGGAGGTCGGTCATGCGATCCCCCACTTGGCGATCAGGTAGCTCTCCACTGCGGCGCGGTCGGTGTCGGAGAGTGCAGAGTTGTAGATGATGATTTCGGCGATGTCGCCGCCATGTGTGTTGGCGCTCGGGCTCGTTACAAACCTTCCAATACACAAATCATTTGCAGCATTGCTTGTTGAAACAGCGTTTGTATCAGTGTTGTTTGTAACTGCTGTGCCAGAGTTAAGCCGCATGGAAGAACGATTGGACGCGGTTGCATTTCCTGGCCTGCCGACCGATGACAGCACGCTCCAGCCAGACGGCATAAACCCGTTTGCGGAAACATTGGATAAAGCAGAGGTTGCAGAAACGCCGCGCCTTATTCGGTGAACCAGTACGTCGCTAGTGCCAGAGCCATCTAAGAAGCGCAACGAAAAACCGACTGCTGAGCTACCGTCGTCGCAATTATCAATAATGGCGCTGTTGTCTGTTGTGGATCGCGTAAGCACTACAAACACTGTGCTATCGGCACTGTGCAAAAACTTAAACGTCTCCGTGCTGCTTGGGATAGATAGAGAGTCATTGCTCCCATCAAACCGCAGCACGTCCTTGCCGCCCTGCACTGCCGTCTTCCTCGCTGGCCGATTCGCGCTGGTGCCCTGCGTAGCGTGTCTCGCGTTGCCAGATTTGTCTTCCCACCTCGCTACGCCGCCATCCGCCGCGACGAGCGAGCCGCCGGTGGTCGCGTCGTAAAGTGTGCTGGCGTCGGAGGCGTCAAGCCAGAGTTGAAGGCCAGCAATCGTCTGGGGGACAGGGGCAGGCGCGATCCCCCACTTGGCGATCAGGTAGCTCTCCACTGCGGCGCGGTCGGTGCTACTGAGCGCAGAGTCGTACATGATGATTTCAGCTATGTTGCCATCCAACGAGTCGTACACAATCCCTGCGGATGTTGCGCCGCCAATCTCAACGGAGGCAGAGTTGTCGGACACGCTTTGAACTGAACCGGACGCGGACACTGCCAGCGATGTTCCATTTCGGTAGATGGCGGCCGAGGATAAAGAACCACCAGACGCATTGAACGCCAAAACCGCATAGGAACTCAAAGAAACCGTGCCTGTAGTGGCTACTGTTGTACGGCTTGCATTGTCATTGTCGAAAAACAAATTCGCTTTATTGTCACTCTCGACAAGAAACCGCCATCCGCCAGCTGCGTCCTGTTTGTTAATTATCTCGTGTCGCACGCCTGTAGTGAGCGTCTTGAGCACAGCAAACACGGTTACCGCTTGGCTTGACTGCAAGTAATCGCCAAAATCGGAACCGATCAAGATATCATCGCCGCGACTAGCCCCAGCGCCAGCGGCAAATAGCAACGTGTCCTTTCCGTTTTGCTGACTTGTCTTCCGCGCCGGCCTGCTGCCGCTCGTAGACTGCGTGAAGTGTCGCGCGTTGCCCGACTTGTCCTCCCATCGCGCCACGCCGCCATCCGCCGCCACAAGCGATCCGCCAGACGTAGCGTCGTACAGCGTTTGGGCGTCGGAGGCGTCGAGCCAGAGTTGCAGGCCGGTGATGCTGGTCGGATCGTAAAAAGTTGCGGGCCACGTCCCAGCCCGTTTGAGCGACTCGGCCTCGCGCAGCGTCCAAATGCCGCTGGCCGCAGAGTTGGAGCCGGCTGCTGCCGGCCCCGTGGCGCTGCCGATAAATCCGCCCCTTCGGTCGCGCATTAGGAGATTTCCTTGTAATCGCAGCTGATGTCGAGCTTGCCAGCCGTGCCAGGCGTCGCGCTGATGCTCTGGTTCTCCATCAGATTCTGCGTTGCGTCCTTTGAGATGACCACCAGCGACGCTTTCGCCGGCACGGTGATGGTCGACGCAATCGCCACGCCAGTGGCACCTGTCGCGCCGGGCGTTGCGTTGTTCCACGCCGTCACCGTCACGTCGACCGCATCCGTGGTGTCAGTGTTGGCGACGACCAGCGTCTCGACAAAAAAGACTTTGCCGCTGCTGGAGGCGTTGGAAATGATCGTGTTGGTGCCGGTTGGCAATAGCCGAATGCCAGTGGACCCGGCATAGATTGCGGTGGCGTTGACGATGTTGGGATTTGCCATGGCTCACTCCTGTGACGTTGATTGTTGCAAGGGTGTCAAGATTCGGGCTGGGGTTCTGGAGGAACGAAAACGTCCGCCGTCGGGTCGTACCGGAACCCTATACCGGCATACGTTCCGCGAAACGGCACGCCGCCGGCCAAGTGCACGCCGTCTCGCGTGTTGTAGGACGTTCTCTTGCATGGCAGGCCGCGCACCTCGGCGTAAAGCTGTTCCCAATCGACGCCGTCTCCTTCGTTGCGTCCCACGATCACTTCGACAACGACGTTTTGCTCGTCAAGGAATGCGTAGTGTGCCATCGTCAGCTCCACGTCACTGTGCCGGTGCCGGCGGTGATGGTCGTGATTTTGTCGTTCCCGCTTGTGGTCGTGGACGTGGTCAGGCCCGCAGAAGCCGTGAGCGTTAGCCCCGCAGCGTAGCGGAGGATGACAACGCCGGAACCGCCGCTGCCGAACGCGCCGCCACCACCTCCGGTGTTCGCGGCTCCGGCAGTCGTCGACTGGTTGGCACTCGATCGGTTGTCGCCGACGCCGCCACCACCAGTCGCCGTTCCCGCCGTGCCTGAGTTGAAGTTCGCGCCGGAACCGCCGCCGCAGTAGGTGACGCTGCTGCCAGTGATGTCGTTGATCACGCCCGCGCCGCCGTTTCCCGGCACGCTCGATGTCGCCGCACCGCCAGCGCCTCCAGCACCGCCGCCGCCGCCGGTGCCGAACGACCCGCCGTTTACTGACGCCCCGGCGGCGCTGCCGGAGCCGCCGACGCCGAACGACGCCGAAAGTGACGCACCAGCCAATAGGCCGCCAAACGGCGAGCCAGCACTCGCGCCAGACCCCGAGGCTGAGTTGCCGCCGCCGGGGCCACCACCAGCGGCGACAATTGCAAAAAACTGCGACCGGCTTCCAGCCGTACCCGGCCGCAGGTCGCTCGTGGAGTTTGAGTAGGTAGACGTTGCTCCACCAGCGCCAATCGTCACGCTGTAGTCAGTGCCGAGGTTGATTATCAACGTGCCAGCGAGATAGCCACCTGCTCCACCAGCACCGCCGCGCGAGCCAGCACCGCCACCGCCGCCGCCACCCGCCACGAGATACCGCACGCTGCGCGATGAATCACCACCGAAGACTATCCAGCCTTGGCCCGACCATTGATACACTCGGCCGCCCGTGTAGGCGATCTGGCTGAGGGCTGGGTTGGCTGGAAACGATAGCGGCATGCGTCACCCAAGATCCAGCCAGTTGAGCGTGAGCGGCTGCCGTGGAGCGACTTCCACCCACAGCCCTGACGTGCGGAAGAACAACCGTCCCGAAGAGTCGTCAAACCAGAGCGAGCCCGTGCCTCCAGACGCTGGCGCGGTCGGGCCGGTAATGTAGAACTCAAGGCTTCCGGCTGTGCCTTGCGGGCCTGTCACACTTGGCCCGGTACTGCCAGTCGGTCCGGGCACAGTCGACGCCGCGCCAGTAGGCCCTGTAACTGTCGAGGCGGCGCCTGCTGGCCCCGTATCTCCGCGACTGCCGGTGGCACCTACACTGCCCGCGGCACCGGTAGGCCCGACGATTGACTGACCGGCCTCGCCCGTTGGACCCGTGATAGATTGGCCGGCTGGTCCCGTGTCGCCGCGCTCGCCGGTTGCTCCGCGCTCGCCAGTAGGGCCGACAATGGATTGGCCAGCCTCGCCGGTAGGCCCAACTACTGATGCGCCGAAAGGGCCGGTTGGCCCCGGCACAGTCGAAGCAGGGCCAGTGTCGCCGCGTTCTCCGGTCGCACCTCGTTCGCCGGTAGGCCCGACGATTGATTCGCCGGCTGGGCCTGTATCTCCTCGCTCTCCGGCAACTCCCTGCAAACCCTGCGGGCCGGTTACTCCGGCAACGCCTGCGGACCCAGCCACGCCCTGTGGGCCGGTAGGGCCGACCTCGCCCTGCGGGCCGGTTGCGCCCTGCTCGCCAGCTGCTCCAACAGACCCATGCGGCCCCGCCGGTCCCACGCTTCCTGTAGGCCCCGTGCTTCCTGCCTCTCCGGCCACTCCCGCCGCGCCCGTGCTACCTGTTACGCCAGCCTGGCCTGCGGCCCCCGCCACGCCCGCCGGCCCCGTTGGTCCTTGGATCGCAAACGATGACCAGGAGGTGAGGTCAGATTCCAACTGGTAATAGGCGTCTCCGCTCGCCACGTACACGAGCATCCCAGCCTCTCGGCGCAAGGCCGGGATAGCGTCACGCTCCTCGAGCGTAACCACGCTCCGCAAGCCACCTTTTCCGTACTGTGCAAGATGCGACGGGTACGCATCCGTTGTTGAAAACGGCACGACCGGCGCGATGACGTTCTGGCCTTTGATCTCTGCCATCACGCCACCTCAAGGTTGAGCGTGCCCGTAACCGCGTACGTAGAACGGTAGATCGTGTAGGATCGCGCCACCTGACCCGTGAACGTGATTGACCGCTGTGTGGTTTCCCACGCCGTTGACACGATGCCGTTGACCTTGAGCGTCGGCGAGCCGTAGGACGTCGGCAGCACAATGTAGACATACGCCGCGGACGGCGTCAGCGTGCGAGTCAATGCACGGTTGGTCGCCAGATCCACCGTGAGCGAAGACGTGATCTGTCCGTCGGTGATCGTTGCACCGGCGAACGTGCCGGCCGCCCTGGCCAGCAGCGTGCCCGGCACAGCCGCGCTCTCGGAAGCCGCCACGGTGTGAATCTTTACGCTCGTGCGAAAAGCGTCAGCGTAGTGCCAGAGTGGCACGCCGCGTGGAGCCGAGACGTCATAGGTTGTCGATACGTTGCCGTAGGTCTCGACGATGCGGTCGCCTCGATCTGGCTCCGCATATGGCAACGTGCCGACTTTTACGATGTAGTCGCGGCTTTCCCACTGTTCGACCACGCCAGACTGCGTCGCCGACTCAAACATCGACCGCCCAATGCACGCCGTGATCTGGGTGGACGTGTTGCCGCGAATGTAGGTGCATGGAACTGCCGCCGACTCAACGAGCCGGTCTGTCAGCCAAGCGGCACCTGAGCGCAGCAAGTCGGCCACGGAGGGAGTCTCCTGAGTCCACAAGACCCCCGGCGGGGCGGAAAGGGTGAAACGCCGCCGCCGGGGGCTTGCAGGTGGGCCGGATTACTTGTTGATAACGACATGCACTTCGGTGTCGTCGGCCAGCCGAGCCTTGGCGAGCTTGCCGGCAGCGGTGCCGGTCGTGGCGTGCGCCACACCCGACGTCGCATACCAGTTGATCGCGGAGCCCTGCGCGCCGGTCGCACCGGTAGCACACGGCATAGCCCACACGCCTTCGATCGCCAACGAGCCGAGCGCGTTGGCGGCGATGGGACGCGGAGCAACCGCCACGAGCGAGCCGATCACGACCACCTCGCCAGCCGCCACGGCAGATCCGGGCGTGTGGTTGAGCAGAGCACCGTCCTGAACATAAGAAGCCATCAGATCACCTCGTTTCTGTTGTTGGAGTTTGAAGATCCCGGTGGGCTGGGTTGGCCCCAGCCCACCGGGGCTAGATCACGTAGCCGAATCGCACTTCACGCCGGCGAGGTACTCGGCCTTGGCCACGCCAAAGTCGAAATACCCACGCATCTGCACGCCGAGCGTGTTGAAGTCGGCTTCCGCCGTCTCGACGATCGGGCTCTGCACGCCGTTCAAAAACGCCACCTCCATCACCGGCATGTCGGCCGGCGAGGCGAGGAGGTAGTAATCGGTCGTGTTGGTCAGGTAGGTCGATGCGACCACCTGATACCGACCGGCGAGCACGTTCCGATCCGGCTGGCCGCCGGTTGCACCGCTCTGGATCAGGGTCGAGCCCATGATCTCGGCAGCGGCGAGCTCCAGATCGACCGGCACGAGCAGAATCCGCGGCTCGACCGCGACGGGGTTGCCGTCGGGATCCTTGAGCTTCCTGAACTTCGTGGCCAGCGCCTTGAGGTTCGCAAGCGACAGCGCCAGCGATCCCGCAGACAGGTTGCCACGGCCGCTCGTGAAGAACGACGCATCGTCCACGAAGTCGGCCCAGAAAACGTCATTCAACTTCAACGCACCACCACGGCCGATCCGCTGCGGAACAGCGGTCAGGGCACCGAGGTCATCGTTGATCAGATCCGTACGGGTGACGGAAGTCATGATGCCGTAGGTCTCGGCGCTGATCGTCCGGCTTTCCTCGCTGGCGGAAGCGTTCTTGAGTTCGCCACCGTTGGCGACCTTGTCGAACTTGAAGCCGCCGTTGAGCCGGTAGCTCGTCAACGTCTTGAAGTCGTTGACCGAACGCACCGTGCTGATCGACCGCCACGCGCTCTCCACGCCGTTGAATCCGGCCAAGAGGAACTTGTTGGCGGTGTTGCTCAGGATGCCGCTGATGGAGTGGGTCGCCCACGCGGCAGCCAGGATCGGACGCAGCGTGGCGGCGTTGAGCCGACGCGCCCCGTCGTAACCGTTGGCCACGGCCGCCTGCACGATCACCTCGCCGAGCGAAAGCTCCCGCCGCGCCTTGTGGGCCGCTTCGAGCACCTTCGCGTCGTACTGGGATTCCACACCGGGCAGGCTGCCCTGAAGGGCAAAAGACGCTTCGATCACCTCGGCGGTCGGCGCCACGTTGGCGACGACATGAACCGCTGGAGCGGCAGGCCGCTCGCTGCGAGCCACGCCGAGGAACTCGGCACGGATGTCAGCGACGATCTGCTTACGCAGAGCATCCATCGCGGGCTGGTTGTCGCCCAGGCTGGCACCGTCGCCGCCCTTGGCGTTGACCGGCAGCGTTTCGTTGATGGGAGCACCGCCGGCGACAATCGCCGGGGCTTCCGACTTGGCAGTAGCCTGGTCGGGCGTCGAGTTGGCGTCGTGCGCCATAGGAGACTCCTCTGCCACCTCTTCGGCGGCAATGGCGACGCTGGTCTGCGAATCAGCGCCAAGAGTTACGAACGAAACCTCCCGCAGACTGGAGGCTTTGACGACTCGGAGCGGCCCGACGTGGGTTGCCCCGTTGACGGTTGCGGCGGCATCGGCATCAAACTTCTGGTGCCGACGAACATCGGCGCCGACGCTCGCCTGAAACTGGTAGCCCGCCGCAGCGAGTGCCGCGACCTGGTCAGCGTTGCCATTGCTGGCGAGGATCTCGCCTTCCACGATCAACTGCCCGGCCTCGATGAACGGGCGGCCTTGCCCGAGGATCGACCCGAGCGAGTAGTCGTGCCCCAGCACCACAGGCACAGTCGCCGGCAGCTGCATGCCAGCCATGTCGATCACTACCGGCTCGCGGCTCCAGCCCTGTCGGATTTGGGCACCCGTGTACGCGACGATGCGAAACTTCTTGCCAGCCGGCGCTGAATCGCCTTCGGCGGCCTGCAGAAACGTGACGCCTGAATCAAGCTTGAGTGCGTTCATTGCGCCCCCATTGGTTCGCCGTTCTCATCGAGCGTTCCGCCGTAGTTCACTTCCGGCGTGAGATCAACCCAGATACCGAGTTCCTTCATCAGCGCGATCTCGGCGGCACGCTGACGCAGTTCGACGTCCCACTGCTTGCCGGCCTTGGCGTATTCGGCAGCAAGCGTGGTCGTGTGCGTCCGCAACCTCGTCTCGGCGGCGTTGGCTTCCTTCGCCGGGTCGACGTGGTCTTTGCCGTCCCATACCCACGCCCAGTTCCACTCGGAGAAGGGCGGGAGACCGTCGGGCAGGATGCCGGCAAGCGTGGCTTCGTTGACCCACGCGGAGAAGACGCGGTCGAGCATCACACGCTCGACCTCGTCACGCATGACACGCAGGGTCTTGTCGTAGACCTGATGATCCATCCGCCCGCTGGCGTAGTTGTATGACGATGAATCCAACGCAGCGACGTTGAACGGCATCTGCAGGCAACGCGCCATCTCGTTGACGATCTCGCGCTTGAACATCGCGTAGGTTGACGTCGGTTGCTCCGCCTTGAGCTGCTCGAAAGTCCAGCCGTCGGGCAGCGTGACCATCGCACGCTTTTGGATCTCCATTTCGGCGAACGCATCGACTTCGTCGATTTCCGCCGCCGGGCTGTTCGTTCGCAGAAATCCGGCGAAATCCGCAGCCGTTTCCGCAGCCGCACACACTGCCTCGGTGTACCGGCGAAGCTGCCCAAAGAGCTTGAGCGACGGTGCGACTTCGGAGATTCCACGATGCTGGCCGGCACGTTGTGCCCTGAACCAATGCACCATCTGCGACGCCGGAACACGCTGGAACTCAAACGTGTTGACGCGATGATTCGCGCCGGGGTGGTAGTTGAGCACTTGGTACGCCACGACGTTGCCGACGGCGTCGAACTCCAAGCCGTCCACCGTGCTGCCGTCGGGCGTCACCGTTTGCGACATCAGCTCAGTCGGCGTGGCGACCATCTCGGCTTCGACCAGCCGCAGGTCAAGCTGCACGCCCGGCAGACGTGGATTCGAGATCATCAAGGCGAACGCTTCGCCGTCGATGGTCTTGGCATCCGCCATCGTCCGCAGCTTGCCGGGCAGGTCGATTGACCACGACCAATCGAACAGCAGTCGTTCCACCTGCCGGTCGACGTCAGGCGAGCCCGTGTCGAGTTGCAGCCGTGGGCCGGTGCCGACCAAATCGTTTGACCGCGTCTCAACAATCCCGGCGAGATACGAGTTGTTTGCACGTTCGTAGCGGGCGCGGTTGCGGATCTGCCGACGCACCATCGGCGAGAGCGCCGTATCCGCAGCAAACGCATCGGCGTTGGCCCAATGCTTGCGGTCGTCGCCTTCGCTGGCGGCGTCGTAGCGGGCACGCACGCGCAGCGGCATGGCCACAGGCTGTAGCTGCCGCTTGCCGCGAAAGAATGCGCCGAACAGGCCCATCAGGAGCCGCCACCCGGAGGAATCAACCGGTTAAACCGCAGCCCACGGTTCTTCCTGGTCGACGTCTGCGAGACGGCAGACTTGCCCGACAAATACTTGTCGGCCTCGATCATGTCGCCGATGTCCTGCGCCTCGACCTCGCCCGCGTCCGTACGGACACGCTTCGGGCCTTGCGCAACCTCGGAGATCTTGTCCCGCAGTTCGTCGCTCATTGGGACGAAACTACGGGCGAGTCACGGCAGACGAGAGGGGGTGTGGCGTCAGACTTGCACCCAGTCGGCACCGTCTCGTCGGTAGTGACGCACGTCGTCAAACCCGAGGCGGACGGCAATCGTATGGGTCGGCTCGCTGAACACGGCAATCGGCTTCCCACGGTCCAGCGTGCCATGGGCAATCAGGGCACTTGATAGCGCCGAGGCTATACCACGGCAACGCCATTTCTCGTCCACCCACTGCTCCAGCGTCTGCGTGTCACGCCAGACGTGCGAGCAAGACCAGCCGACAAGCCCGCCATCACGATGGCACAACGCCACCGGCGTGATGCTGCTGGCTTCGCCCCGCAATACGTCGGACACCTCTGCCTGCCATTCGCTGTCCGCCCTGGTCATGCGGCAACGGATCGCCAGCAGATCACGAGGGTCAACTGAGTCCAGAGCCAGTACGGCGATGTTCATGCCAACCTCTTCACTGTGATGACCTTCTTGCCTTGGGCGTTCGTTGGGATCACGACACGCTTCCGCTGGCGGCCTCCCGCCTCTGTTGCCGTAGGCTGCACGCCTGCAATCGACGCAGCCACGGCAGAGCCCACCAAGCCATCGAGCCAGTGGTTTTCCTTGCCGGCCGATTTCCACTCGTCAACGACTCGGCCACGGGCTTCCGTCCTCACCGGAAACTCGCTCGTCAGATGCTGCAGCAATAACTCGTGGTCGCCCTGGTGCAGTGTGATCGTCTCAGGTGCCCCTACACCCATGCGGAGACGAGCCGCCACGAAGGATTTCCAGAAATTCGTATCAAACGTCACGGATCGCTGGCCGACGCTTATCTGCCCGACTCGCCAATTAAGACCGAGCCTGTCGCCACGCGCACCTTTCTCGGCAAGCGGCGCCGATGAGGCACCGATGCCCTTGCCGTGTGACGGGTAGATCGACGCCGCAAACGGAGTCTGCCGGCAAAACGTCCGCACCGTCGTCGTGGACCGCCCCCAGTTGGCGTCGACCATCAGACGGTCAATACGTACGGCGGCGCCGTCCTCGCGCTTCCAGTCACGCCCGAGAAGCAACTCCACTGTCTTGTCGAGCCCGGCCCGCAGCGCCGCCTCAAAACCCTGCTTGCTAACATTTGCCAGCGTCTTTTTTGCCGACGACGCCTCAAACACGCTTGCCGCTTGGTCAGGGTAGGTGCCGTAGGCCACGACGTGCCCGCCGAACGACTCGCCCCACGAGCAGACCAGCCAATACAGGAGACGCTCCTGCACGTCCACGAACGCCGTCAGCGTGTTGTGTCCGAGCGGCACCACGCCACGAGGCAGAGGGACAACCTTGGTCGCTAGATGCTTGCGGTCGAGCTTCTCACTGGCGATGTCGTCCGCTAGCGGCTGGTTTTGGTACTCGGCGAAAAACGCCGCCTCACCACGGTCGATCCGCAAGTTCCATGCGTGTTGAATCGCCGTGAGTTCGTCCTCGTGTTTACGCTCCGGCCAGGCCACGCGAGAGCCGGCGTCCATGACTGCCTGCCGCTGCTGGTAAAACTCGTCAGCAGCAGCCGTCCCCTCCCCGCTACGCTGGCCCTGCCTACGGATCTCGGCGTACTGCCCCCACAAGTCCTCGTCCGTCGGCCACTCGTAGACCAGCTGCGACCGCTCGCCCTGCCACGCCGGATGCTTCGTGCGGTCCAAGAGCCTGTCGGCCAGGTCGTCGGGACGGATGACCGTGATCGTGCAAAGCCCTGACATCCGCACGCCTGGGCCGCCGAGCCCGAGTATGGCACCGGACAGGACACGCTCGCGGGTGGCCACCTGTGATGGGCTAGCTGCACTCTCGTCGGTCTGCGGGTCGTCGCAGAGCACCAGCGACGGTCGCACCGTAACGCCGTCTGGGCGGGTGTGTTTCACGCCTCGGATGCGGCCCGTGATTCCGGCAACCCGCACAGCCGCACCGGCACACGGTGCCCCCTCAATCCACGGCAGCGTGATCTTGTCGGCGAGCCACTCAAGGTGCGTAGGGCTGCCGCCGCACGTCTGACCACGGGCACGGGCCGAAATGCCCTCCAGCGCCCTGATCGGCCAGCACGCCGCCGGAAAGTCGTCGGCCAGCAGGTCGTTCTGCTCCAGGTGGCTTTTGATGCTGTCTAGCATCCCGCCGGCAATGGCGGCGTCAGCACCCACGAGCATCACGAACGGCCGGTGCCCGTATAGCATGGCCCAAAGGCACGCCCACTCGCAGAGCGTCGATTTTCCAGAGCCGCGAGGCATGGCGAAGGCGAACAGTTCGCCGGCTAGGACGGCACGCTGAATCTTGTCGATGGCACGCAGATGGTCAGCACTCCACGCCAGCGGGAACGACTCGGAACCGTAGGTCTCGCAGAACAGCCGGAAGTCCTCGCGGCACGCTTTGTGACGTTTGGCGTCGGCAACTGCTGGGATCTCGCCGATGTCCCGGCCCGCTGCAGACTGCCGCTTGTTCCACGACGCGGACTGAGCTTTGCGGGCTGCGTATTTTGCCTTGGCTTTGGGTGTGGACTGCTTCGCCATTAGCGCCGCTCACGATGCATATATTTCTGGCGGATCGCCGAGCCTGCCTAGCGTC